GTTTGGCAGTTGCATATCTTAAACTTGTACTATCTAATACCCATACAGCATCACTCATCGATATCTCTCTACAACTATATCCATTCCTTTGAACATCTGTAATAGAGTCATTTACTGAAAAACTAATTGCACTCCCATCATTAGATGGTGAAGATGCTTTTTGAGCAAACGATAATAAATCTTTTGGGATACTGGCAACCACAAACTTCTGGGCATCCTCCACTGTATTAGCAGAGGGACTCACCCCTGTAAGGTTGCTTACCGTTGTCTGTATGTCTGTCACTGCCATATATTATATAAAGTGATCGATAGCCCTCCGAAAGACGAAAGGCTATCAATCTTCGTTTATTGGTTATTCTCCTGAGACTGAAGCGGATAGATCATATCCAGAAACAGTAATCTCATAAGAAACAGTTTTACCAGCAGCCGACTTGAAGTCTGCAGCTTCTGCCAAAATATCTAAGGCAGCTGAACTGTAAACTCTAGCAACTGATTGATCAGCAGCTTCGTCACTGCATACACAATGGATAGACTCGCCATCACCAAGACCACTTAAAGTAGTCGTCAGTTTTTGACCAGATGTCTCAACATCAAGTACGCAAGCAACTGCACCAAAATCATCAGCGGCAGTATCAGACATATTCCTTACCGAGCATAGCACGGGAACGAAATAACCTGGAATACCTTCTTCAACTACAGCACTGCCATTAGCAACGCCAGTTGAATCAACGTCAGCTACAATGTATCTCAAAACTTTCCATTGAGCGGAAATATTATCAATACTGTTGTCAGCCTTGTTTTGTCCATATAGAGGATTAGCCATTATTCATTCCCTCCTTACGATGCAGTCCAGATAGCATGGGCTTCGGGCATATGAATTTCCAAGCCAGCTTCTGTCTGAATTAAGTCGACCCGACGGTCAACGCCACTGTTTTCTAAAGTCTGGACACCAACATAAATGGCAGTATCACGTTGTAAGCCATTACCGACCAATGGACGGTAGGCTACATAACGCATATTAATACCAAGCATATTAATGTCTGTTCCATCGAGGTGAATATTCCGAGCAACATTCATATCACCGTAAGGTGTAGAAATTACTGAAATGTCCACGCCAAAGACTTTCTTTTTTCCCATCATAGAGAAATCAGCTCTCGCTAAGACACGACTCTCATGAGATCCAGGTGTTCTGGCACTACTAGTGTCACCACCAGTCCAAGGTTGTACTTGACCAATGTTATTGGCAAAGTAACCACTTAGCTTATGCAACCAATTGTAAACTGCAGTGTTCACGAAGAACATAGTTGCATTTGCATTGTTGTAACGGGGGTCTAGAAATGCACTAAGGTCATCAAGAAAATCATCTTGAGACTTAGTAGCTAGAGGCATAGAAAACTGATTTCCAAAACCAGATATGTAATTAACAACACCATCTGTATACCAAGCATCGCCACTTGTGTCGGCTGTGCTATTAAACAGAAGTGATTGTTCAATATCGAATTTATGTTCGATCAGTTTTTCTTTCCATACTCTAGCCCATTCACTAGCGTCGTATTTTAAGACCGTAGCTCTGGATGTATTATCCATTGCCATCGCAGTCTTCCAAATCTGGGTGTTACCATATCCAGTTGAGAAAGGCTGGTCTTTCCATGTTTCGGGGTATCCACTACCTTGGGCAAACGCCGTACCAATAACAAAGGATCGTTTTTCTGCAAGAGCTTCTTGAGAAGAACCTCCCAATCCAGAGTCACTAGAGTGATCGTAGGTAAGTGCCAAATTCGTCGGAACTTTTACCATTTCACCAGTAAGTAGTTTCATGTTAGCCTGAGCAGAATCAGCCACACCAGTCACCTTAAATATCGCATATCCAGTATAGGGATCACCTAAAGTACCAGATGCGGGTATTTTAACAAGTTGACCTGGGATAAAAAACTCAGGGTCTGTGCCAGACGCACCAATCGTGATTCGATTGGAAGAGTTACCATAAACGCTGCCTTTATTTCCAGCAGAATAGTAATCTCCAGCCATCACGATTTTCGTGGTATTGGCAGTTAAAGCTCCACCTATGGAAGGTGCGGCAGTATCATCTGCCCCCCACGCATAAGCGTATCTTTTGTGGAACGAGGGACGCCTCTCAGTAAATTTGAACTGAGGGTCGTCACATGGTTTCTTAGATAGTTTACTAACTAAGCGGAAGAAAGGGTCTTGTGCTATTGCTAACTCAGATACTCTACTCCCGAAGTTGTACTTTCGTCTAAGGTCACCAGTCGATAGACTACTATTATCATCAGCAACACCAAGGTTGCCTAATTGAAATAAATCAGCCATTTGACTTTACTCCTTTTTACTTAGGGTTAAAGCACCTGGCTAATGAGCGTTCAGCTATTAACCAAATGCGGATTCAAGTTGCTTGTCAATCCCCATAATAGCATCAAACACTTCATCTTCTTCTGAAGCAGTACTAACTGTAGAACCAACAGATGCTAAAGACCGAGGCTTACTCTGCGCATTTTTAGTATGCTGAGAGGCTCTTTCCATTACACCCGATGATCTGGTCGGCACTTCCTCTCCATCTTCTCTATTCTTTAGATATAAAATATCCTCCAAAGAAAGAGGTCGAGCATCTGCATATGCTTTGAATTCATCCCATTGATCCATTGTCATATCATGCTTAGTTCTAAAGTCATCAATTTCGGAATGCACTTTCGCTTCTTCTTTCTGTTTCTGAACATTTTCATTAAGCCTGCTCTGTACAACACCATCAATAGTAGAATTCAGCACTTTTGCCGAATCACTGTTAGGTTTAGAAACCGCTTCATCTGGATCAAATATAAAATCTTCATCCAATTGAAGTTTCTGTGTTATGCTTTCTGGAGTTTGACCTCCACCCTTAAAATAATCTCTCACATGAGTAATTAAATTAGGGTCTTTTCGCATTTCGTCAAGTATGGGTAAGTAAGGTTCAAGTTCCTTTAGGCGAGTGTTAAGTCGTTTTCCTTCTGTGCTTGAATCTGCGTACCGCTTTTTGAGAGTCTCGACATCCTCTTTTTGCTGAACTTCACGAACAACACCCTCGTTAGAAGATAAATTGAGTGAAGAGTCATCATCCAAAATCCCCTGATTGACTTCGCTGTCTAATGCAGCAAAAAAGTCATCAGATGAGATTGATCCTGGACTGGATTGGGGGTCTTCTATTGAAGAGTTGCCTGTTTCATTTTCCATAATCTCTTGATCCTGTTTTTATTGTTGAAATTTATTTCTTATTATCATTGTCCTGCAAGTTCTTTTTATCATAATCATCTTTAAGAAGTTTTCTGTAATATTTTTGTGCTGCTTCTGTTTCAAGAGTGTCACGGGTTGTGTCAGCAGAGCCTACATCCACCTTATGCCTTATTCCAGCTTGTACTAATTGACGTTCAAGAGTCTCAATTGTTCCAGACTTATCTTTACCTTGTTCTGTTAATTGTTCAATCTGTGATTGCAATTGAGCATAAAGAGATTTCCTCTCTATAATTGCTTCCTTCCCACGGACATCAGTTTCTGCTAACATAGCTATATCATCTATAAGACCAGCCTGGAACCATTTAAAATATTCCTCTATTAACGCCCATCTATTAATAGGCATTACTGCTCCAGCTATTATTCTTATATCAAATCTTGAAGATGCATAATCATTCCAAAGTTGAACCTGTTCACCATAATCATTATATATGGGAATATTAATTCTTGTTTCCTTTTCATCATAATCTCCAGAGGAATTAGGCTGAACAATTCTGAATACCTTATCTATTTGATAATGTTTCTGGGCGTGTTCTTTAAAAACCATACCTAAATGTTCCAACGCTGGTTCTAAAACACTATTCATCCAAGCCTTTATTCTCCTAGTACCAAACTCATCATTCGCAAGTAAACCTCTATATGTTTCTGCTTGTTCCTGTACAAAACCCATCATCGCACTAGGAATACCAGCAATATATTCCATATCCCCTTTACCTTCTTGCGTAACTGTATAAAAAGCATTGTTAATAGCAGCTGGCAGGACTGGTGTTGGAGGAGTAAATCCAGGTCGATATTTTAATAATGCGCCTGGGGCAGAAGAATATTGTTCCCACTCATCTTCTGGAACACTTCCCTCCTCATATAACCATCTTAAATTAGAAGCAAGGTTAGCATTATGCAACATTACTTGATGAGCTTTATTAATTTCTTGTTGCTTCCCAACCATGGGAATAACAGCACTCATGGGGAATGGAGTCCCCGTATACATATAAGGAATGGGGATTATAGGATAATCAGAAATTGGAAGAATATATTCATATAGAGTTATATCACTACCAACAGTACAAGATACCTTTACTCTTCTCTCATGAAATAAAGATGCATCTATTATTGTTTTTACTACATCCTTATTTTGTATAAGAATTTTGTAGTCTTCTTCAGTTACAACCTTTTGCTCTGTCCTATTAAGTTCCTCTTGAGTAGCATAATCAAGTTCCGCTTTTTTCCTTTTAATACCAGCTTGAAGGGCTTCTTCAGCTTTCTTTATCTCTAAAGCAGCTCTATCTTCTATCATCTCACCTGATTCAAAAGCTGTTTCTATTTGAAGAATCTTCTCTTTAGTCGAAACGGAGAGTTCCTCAATATATTCTTTAAGTTGTCTTTCCCCTATTTGTTTAACTTTTTTAATATCATCTTTAGAAGGATAAACACTAATAGTTAAATTGTAATGAGCAACTCTGGTCTTCTCATAACATTCATAGTAATCAAGAATATCATCCTTCTCACCATGCTCGTCTACAGCAGTTATAATATCCTCAGGAATTATAGCATCAGCTTCTCCACGGTCAGCCTGAGAATAAACATCTCCCCCACCCTGCATTGATGCTTTCTTTATCTTCCTCTTATGCTCTGGGAACATTTGATTCAGCTGCCTTCGTGAAACCATTTTCTTTACTAGAATAAAAGAAGCATCCCTCAAGAGAAAATCCCTACTCATTGGATCAGGATAAACATCATAAGGGTCTATTCTTTTAAATATTACATCTCCCTTTCCATTGTCAAGGTCAGTATCAACATCTACAAAGAAATATCCTATGCCTTTTGCAAGACAATCTAAAATCACACTTCCATATACTGATTTCCCATTTGATATACCCCAACAGTAATCAGATATATCACTATGAATTTGTGCAATATTTGTATCGCTACCTTCTACAGCAACAGCCTTCCATCTAGGATTGTTCGCTGTAACAAAATACTTCATTATCTCAATAATGGGAGTAATTCTGTTAATCATGAATGTGGGCATCCCAGATTCTTCTAAAGCATCTTTCTCCGACTTCGTTAATTGTTCATTAAGATAAAAATCATATCCTCTTTGACTGTCCACTTGCCATTTAATTCTCTCTTGGCTATTCGCTGATCTCCATACATCGTGTATTCTTTCGGCTGTTTTTACTTTAGCCATCAGACTTCGCTATCTTTTAAAATTCTATTCATTTATGCCACCATCCAAGGCTTTGCCTTTCTTTTTGGTTTAAACCACTTTCTTTCCTTTCCCTCACCTTTTGGCTTCATATTTGGAGGGTAAGCGTGCAAAAGTGCATAAAAAAGTGTCTCAATTGTATCATCATGTGCCATTTTTGACCCAAATGTAACGATTTCGTGCATTAAATCGAACATATTGTCTCTTAAATATACCGTTCCTGTGCTAAATCTGCCAGATAAACCTGAATAAATCTTATTTCTTTTCTGTTGACCTCCTGGCTTCTCAGGTATCACTGCAACTTCAAACTTATTTTCGATTCTGCGTCTCTCATTTAATGCCTGAAACACCGATCGGTTCATTGCCACATCTTCAACTGTACTTGAACGACAATGATATTTCTCATGTAATTCCATAATATAATCAACAACACCTTTTTTCCCAGTTAATTTGTCATCCGTACCTCTTGGACCAACAGTTGGAATTGATCTATGCCTCTCGTACTCAAGAACGTAGGCATTATTCTCTGGATCGACAGCAACAACCATAATAACGCTAAAATCTGAATCTCTAGTATCAATATCCGTAGCTGGATCACATCCAATAAAAGTATTGACAGGAACTTTCTCTTTATTAATAAATAAATAGCTAATGTCATCCTCATATAAATAATACCCCTTCCACTCCTTAATATAATTCTGTCCCCATAAAGCATCGTCAACATTCTGTACTTCTAATTCATACTCTTGATAATATCCCTGTTGCCTACCTGCCTCAGCATACTCCCTTTTTAGAGTATCTAATTTCTTTCTCGGCATATAAGAATGCCACAATACTCCCCCAGGCATTTCTGGTTGTGTAGACCTATATGTAATAACATCCCAAGTGTACTTTGATTTATCTTTAGCTTTCTGATATCCATCATATATATTCTGGCAAAGACTATCAAAATGAACAGGAGTACCAGCAAAGATAAGCCTTCCAGTGTTTATGTCTAAAGCAGGTTTGACACCATTATATATAATATTCTTAATTTTCTCCCTAGCATCTTGAGTCACAGTATTCGTTTCACTCTCTGCATCATCAACAGCCACAACATCATATCTCTTTCCAAGATAATTTTCACCACGAACACTAGAAAGATTAGACCTTGAGATCAATTTAGCCTTGGTAGAGGTAACAATATCAGTTTCTGTCCATTTTACACCCTCTACATTACCAAAATAATAATGTATCATATCATTGGTTTGAAAATGTTGTTTAAGATATTGAAGATTTAGAACAGATTTCCTATGGTTATCAGATACCCAAGCCATAAACATAAGTTCATCAGGGTCTTTAAAAAGAATTCTGTGCATAAGGAAGGTTTTGAACAGTTGCGTCTTACCACTTCCCCTAGGTAGAATTAAGGCAAGACTTTTAGTTGTATTTTCTAATAATGCATCAGCTATCTCATAATGAAATGGAGGGGATTTTGACTTACCAAAGTCTCCAGGCAAAAACAGTTTGCCAAAAGCTACAAGAGAATGTCTAGCTAATTCTAAGACTTCTTCTGCCTTAGACACATCCCTTAAATTAATGTTTACTTCTTTCTTCTCTTCCATGCTAAGTAATCACAACCCTCTTCTGGGTCAAAAATTGTAGTAATTAATCTATTATCGTTATCGGCATACTGGGGATCAATAATTGTCACTGGACATTTAAATACATTTTGGTCAGGTAATCCCTTTTCTGCAGCATATCTATCAATCTCCTTATAAGAAGCAATTCTCAATGCATGGGATATTAATCCAGTAGCAGGACACTTGAGAACTTGATAGCCACTAACATGAGTATGTCCAGCAGTTAATATGTGATCTCTCCACCCCATTTGTATTGCTTTAACTAATCCATGAGCTGTATTCCACATTGAATGTCCTGCAAAAGTATGCCTTGCATTCAGCCTCACTTCCTTCTTATTAGGGAAAATTAAATTCATCCTTACGCCATTTTTATTAAAAATACCATTCTTTTGACTGGTCATCCACTCTAATGGGTCACCTGGACCAGTCCAAGCGTCATGATTTCCACCAACTAAATATAACCAATCAACTTTTGTGATAAAATGCTCAGTTAATCTCCAAGATTCTCTAGCTGAAGTAGATTGTTCACCATATAACCTTGCCAATCTTCCAATCCAGTTATTTTGATTATCACCTATATTACCCCCAAACATAGCCTCAGCATTTTGTATTAAATCTGCGTGCATCAATAATTGAGCAATATTAGTACCATCATCATCTATATGAGGATCGCCAAAATGAGCAATCCCTATTGGACCATCTATATTGATCTTAACATTAAGTAATATTTCATCACTTGTGGCTTTGCTCCTTAAATCAAACTTTCTTATTCTATTTTCAATTAAATCACCTATAGGCTCATTCCCCGTAGAGTAATCCTCAACAGAAAAATCTTCTTCTATCTTTTGTTGCTTTACTCTCCCCTTCCATTTTCTGATTGTTCTTGGATGTACACCCATAACCTCAGCGGCATATCTTGTGGTGTAAAGTTCAGCCAACTCTGCACCCTTTTTATAATCATTTATGTCAAATTTAGATTGATTCTTCTTTGTTTCCATTTTGTATCTCCAAAGATTTATCAGCTATTTGTTGGTTAGTCGCCTCTAGTTGCTCACGAGAAAAGCCTTTAAATAGTCCCACAACTCCGACATCTTTCTTAATATTACCTATTGTACCTATAATTTTACCAAGTTCTTTAGCAGATTGTAATATAATATTATCATCATCACTTCTATCAGCTAAATGTTTAAGTTTATGGAGGATATATTCATGATTTATACCTAAAGACTTGGCTATATCATTTACCCCCCTTTCTATTTCACTCATAATTCTCTCCTGTTTAAGTAAAACAATTGCCTTACTCTTTGCTTTTTGAAAATCATCCAGATTGTATGCGTTCTTAGCAGCATCTACAGCAGGTGTACCTGTAATAACATGAGTCGTAAACACTCTTTCTTTACTTGTAATTTTTTTTCTGGAATTAAAATTATCGGATGCATACTTCAGTTTCTTGGAAAAAGTATACCGATTAGGATGTTGGTTAAAATCCGTATCCATTTTAGACTTGTCATTAACAAGGAATGTACCTACAATTGTTCGTACATAGCAATCATTAGCCTTATAATTCTTTCTGTCGTTAGGATGCTTAATTTTCCCAACTTTTAATATCTGAACTATGCCTCCATCATCAGATTCCACCCAGTCTCCCTCTTCAGGTGAATCTTTCCAATATTTAATAGGAAGCCCTAGTTCCTTTTTAAATTCTTCTCTTGATTCGTAAACGAAGTATTTAACCCCTCTTATTTTCCCATGCTCGACTTTTATTCCTCCTCTTTGTGAAGTACGTGTGCCAATTTTTTTATAAGTCTGTCTACTTCTTTTGGGATAACATACACAATACCATCTATTTCTATTGGAATATAATCATTTGCTAGACCTGACAAAACAAATTCTTGTCCAGCTCGGGGTAACGTTGCCAATTCTTCGATTAATTTAGCCATGCAGAAATTTACGCTTTACCAGATTCGACTCCTACTGTAATTAACTGTAATTCCTATATTGTATATATACTATTTAAACCCCCCACCTCACCCTCGAAGGTAAATAATGTGCAAATATAAATCAAGAGGAAATGTGATAAACTTATATCTAATTTTCAATGTAAAATCTGAAAAAATAGTTGGCAAATGCAGTGCGACCTATACTCACACCCCCTACCCTTAAAATGGTTTTTAATCTTAACTAAAGAGGTTCTAATTATGATTCAATTCAAACTTGAACGCATTGTCATTGAACGTGTTGATGTTAAGGGCAAAGTCAAGGAAGTGAAGACTCCAGTATGGTTTCTTATGGAGTATGATCCTTCGACAGGCAAGTGCATCTTCGTAGGAAGGAACAGCACCCCTTATGACATCAGTGCCGAGATGGTCACAGCCATTACCTCCAAGTAATGACTCCCCTTCGGGGGCGGCTATCTCATACTGCGTAAGAATGAGCGCAGTGGTCAACGGATGCGGAGTCTCGCCCCGCTCTATCACTCAAGGGGCTTCATTCTATTCTACTATCACACATAACACCATACTTTCAAATAACATGGGCAATAACATAACTACAAGGAGACTACACTATATGAGCCTACATTTTGCACCAGCAGAGAAACTATGGCTTGTTGTCCTCACAGGCACGAGCATAGTCCTGTTCTTCAGTATTGAACGTACTCAATGCGTCCAGTATATGGAGCAACGAGGCTGTTGATCTATTACCCAAGTTGCTAGATCTTGAGAAAACTAGCAAACTTTTAATCATAGACAAACAATAAGGGAGACATATCATGGCTACAGTAAGACAAACAAATAGTAACAATCACACATTGGTAAACTTTAATACAGGTGAACTAACCTGTGATCCAATCAAATTCAATGATATTCTAGTATACATTGAAAAGCATCTTGACAAAATATATGCTGAAGATGAAGGAACATCGTCCTATAGACGTCAGTTTAATACATTATTTACCGAGATAATGTTTGATGTGTTCAATTGTGAACTCTACACGACTAAAGCTATTTGTGATACATTGAATAATGTAAGGACAGCAGTCTTAACACATAGCAATCTTGAGAAGTATGGTATGATAGAAAAGGCTATTTATGAAGATTCAGTATTTATTAAAGATAGTATTTTATATGAAGTTGAACAGGTAAAAGAATGATAGACCTATTTAATTTTATTCAACACTATTCTGATCTAATAATATTCTTTCTATTCATGGCTATAGTATTTATATGTAATTACATACTGTATATAATGCCAGATGAGTGGGATTAATTTGGCAAGGAGTCAATTGCGGAAGGGAGAAATGGTTTCCTCGTCAGCCTCATAAGCTGAAGACATCAGGTTCGAATCCTGTTTCCGCAACAAATATATGATGCAGGAGGTGCGATAGGTCAATGCTAGACTTATACACTTCCGTAGTTATATCCTTGGAAGAACATATTTGTCCAATCAGACGTGTGCCAAGGGCAGTGAACTAGATTCTCTAAGGATCTAGATAGGGATAAAAAGGGGCTAATGCTCACCCTATGATGTAATGTCTGAACTGTAAGTGTGGATTCATATTAAACGAGAGTTTGATAAGGCGGTAGTACTGATACGGGGAATGTAGTCCTCAATCGTATCAATGGTTTAAATCCTGACGGTTTAAGTTCGAGTAATTGAACATGATCGTGTTGTGTTAATAGTCTGATAATACCAGAGTGAGACATGGGATGTAGAGTGATCTTAACGACCAGTACAAACGTGACCTGAAAGGGCATAAACCGAAGCTACTCCGCATTGTAGGGTAATTGGTAGTTGGAACTCCATCTCTAAATCTTGCATAACGCATCAAATTTTTATATATACAACCGATTGACAATTCTCCCTTGTAGAAAGGCTAAAGCTGGGATAGGTCAAGGCTCGGTTATTGCTACAGAAATGTAGTCCCAGCATATCTTGCAGATAGTTAGGGAGTCAGTGCATGTAAAGAGTGTCCTAGTATACTATAGAATAGTACATTTTCACTGTCATAAAGCAGGGTACTATAGTTCTGTATTAGGTATTGCTGCCAAACCTATCTGCAAATCCTTTGAGAGAGTTGACGGCTAAAACCACCATTCGTTAAAAAGCACGGCTTGAGCAGGTCGGCTTGAGCAAGTTGTGATTAAGCGTGGTCTCTCTCAATATTTTTATGGGTGCCATAGCGTGTTAAAGGCATAAAGGGTGTAGTTTGACGCTATGCATCCACCCATTTTTAATAAAATTTTTAACCAAGGAGAGAAATATGAAATACAAAATAATAGTAAGAGAAAGTGAAAAATTCATTAATAATCCATTCTTAAATTTCTTCATTGATACTGTTTTTTCAATGATGAGAGGATTTGCTAGTATAATAGATGGATTAGTCTTAATACTGTCATTTGGTAGACTATTTCCTGCACTGGGGTTTAGAGCAGTTGTATTCATAAATAAAAGGTGTAAATAATGAATGTCAAAGAAATAAATAATCATATTACAGGATTGCTTACGACAAATATAACAGATATAGTAAATCATTGTGATGAACATACTAATACAGACGAAGAATTTTATAAAGCATTCACACAAGCTATATTTGACAGATTTGGTTGGAGTTATCATATCAAAAATGAAGATCAGAGCAAGGTAGATCAGAGAGCATTTGAAGATTATTCTAAAACTGAATTAATAGCATCATACCATAAGCAATAAGGAGGCTAATAAATTAAAATGAAAGTTATACATTTACAGAAAGGTGTTGAACATTTGAGATCATTCATTAAGAAAGCACAAAAGCATATGCCAGATAGAAATAATCGTGGCTATACTGATGGCATACTATATTTAAATGATGTACTTGATGGTTTACAAGACCTAATGAAATACGTTGATGAACCACAATTAAATTACTATAAATGGAAAAAAGGAGAAGGTAATGATAGACAAAATCGTAGAATGGATTAATTCTTATTTTGAAGTTCTAATAGTTATCACATTTGTCATGCTTATAGTCATATCCATAATAAAATGGGTATTCTAGAGGTAAAAACAATGGACTTAAAACAGATCATCCAAGAATTATACACAGTTGTCAGTAACATAGGATATAAGCTAGACTCTTCAGAAAAAAATAAGCTTACTGAAATCAAAGATGCATTAGAAGATGTACAGGCTGTCTTATATCTGATGGGTACAAAATTGGAAGAAATCCATACTTATACCACAACATTAAAGGAAAAAACAGAGGATATTATATATGATGATTAAAGGAAACCCCAACAAATGAAAGAAATAACACAAACTCAAAACTTCAGACTTAAAGACCTAACAATTAAAGAAATAATGAAGAAATATCCCGATAAAATAGTGGATGTTTACGCAGAAGGCAGTAACGCAGTATTGGTACTCGATACTTGTCGAATTAAATTTATTAACACCAAGATAAAGGAGCATAAACCATGCCAAGAGATACATTAGTATTCGGAAAAACCTATGAAACCATGAATTATGATAAGTTCAGTTTTGTAGCATCAAATAGAGGTATAAGTGATCACCACGTTGAAGAAATCATGAGTGAAATCAAAAGAAATGACCTCAGACACGAAAATCCAGTAAAAGTTAATGAAAACCATGAAATATTAGAAGGTCAGCATACTTATATAGCTTCAAAAAACCTCGGATTATCAATAGTGTACAAATATACTGATATGACAGTAAGTGATATTGGTCTATTCAATTCAGTTCAAAAATCATGGTCATATCCTGACATATTGAACCATTATTGTGTAGAAGGCTATCAAGATTACCTAATATTGCACGAATTCACTAAGAAATTCCCATACCCGATTGCTACAATGGTAATACTGTTAACTGCACAGAATACAAAGCAGATATTGAAGGATTTCAAAAAGGGAGAATTCAAAATCACACAAAGCTTAAAACAAGTTGAAGACATACTCATAAAACTAAGAGAATTCAAAGAGTTTGATGATAGAGTTTTCAGACATAAGACATTTGTGTTAACATATTTTGATTTGTTGACTCATCCAGACTTTGACCATGAAATATTGGTTCATAAGTGCAGTATCGTACCTGACAGATTTGTCAGAAAAGGTACTCAAAAAGAATATCTTAGAATGATCGAAGATATTTATAATTACAGAAATAGAAACCCTATCAGACTATACTAAAAAGGAGAAATATTATGGGATTCGACTTATATGGATTAAATCCTCAAGAAAACACAATAGGACCACCAATATTATCTGAATTTAAAGACAATACTGGATGGAATAACTGGGAAAAGATGACAGAAAAAGATAAAGAAGCATACTTCAAAGCTGATTCAACTCACCAAAAAGAAAATCCTGGAATATATTTCAGAGCTAATGTATGGTGGTGGAGACCTATATGGATGTTTGTTTGTTATTCTTGTGATTTCCTAAGTGCTAAAGATTGTGAGAAAGGTGATCATAATGGTGGAGAGACTATAAGTAAGACTAAATCATTAAGAATTGCTTCTAGGCTACGTAAATTAGACAGAACAGGTGTTATAGATGTTTGGGTTGATGAATATATGAAGAAATATGAGGAAGCTGAGAAACATAATGAAGCTATACAAAAACAGCTTGATTATCTTCAAGATGTAGTAAAGGTTAAATTTGGTGATAGCATAGTTCCATCTGATTATCCTGAACCTTATAAAACTCAATGGAATGACATCTATGATGAAAAGAGTTGGGGTTCTAGTTACCCAACTAGTAAAGATGTAATCATGCAATTTGCAAACTTTTGCGAACAATCAGGAGGATTTGAAATATGTTAGCAGCAGGTGGAAGAAGTAAAGGGAAATTCTTAGAAATAAGAGTTAAACAACTTTTAGCCGACCCTGATGTAGGACACAAATATCAAAGATCAGATTTGGCATTAATGTCACGAATATGGTTTGATGATGTTAACAGAATACATTATGGTGGGATTAATCAAATAACAGCATTAAAATTTCTTGATATGTTAAGAAATGGTGAACTCACAAAATCTGAATCAGTTACGAGATGCAGAAGGAAACTCCAAGCTCAATATCCAGAATTACGTGATGACGCAGTTTATAAAGGTCGGAAGGATAAAGAGAAAGAAATGCGTGAAAAATTGCAATATTATTAAATAGTTAATGCCCCTAAATGTATATATTATTAAATTTAGGGGCTATTTTGAGGAGATAAAATGATAAATGTTGAAACTATATATGCCCACTTTTTAAATAAAAAACAAATAGAAAACAGAGCAAAATATACTAAGTTGGAAGGTCAATGGTCAGCTTCATCAGCTGGGAGTTGTTTCAAGAAACAGATATTAAGAAAAGAAGATGTCAAAGAACCACCATTAGATGACAGAGTAATGAGGCTATTAAGACTGGGTACTGTAATGCATACCGATATAGAAGAATCATTAACTCAATATATAAATGATCCAGATTCTAAATACCAATCCAATAATGCGACAATTTTTATAGAACACCAAGTAAGATTACCAGAATTCAATGTTATAGGACATTTAGATATAGGTGTAGTTCAGGGGAAAAGTGTAAAAGTATTTGATATAAAAACTTGTGCTAGTTATAAGTGGAGAATGAAATTTGGAAGAAAACCTGATCCTAAAGGAAATCCTGGATATAATTTACAGTTGGCAACATACTTATACGGATTTATAGAAGAGCAAATGAACGCAGAAGATGCCTATAATGGTGTAGAGTGGGACAGAGAAATGTCTCTTTTATGGTATAATAAAGATACTAGTGCCATGAGAGAAGAATATGTTGGTAATGAATGGATAAAGAAAGCTCTTGACTACTGGTCAGATTTAAATGACTATGCAGGTGAAGGAAGTGAAGCATTAATACCTGGATCATATGGTACTCCTATGGAAAATTGGGAATGCAGATACTGTGGATTTAAAGACATTCATTGTCCAGGGATAAATTAATGAAAAGGAGAATAAAATGTCAGAAACAATGATGACAATCAACGGAGATGGTTCTTTATCACTTGGTAGTATAAGGAATGCTCTCAGTAAAATAACAGAACAGCATAAGAAAATAGGAAAAATAGAAACACCTAAAGGATTAGTTAAGAAAAAACTAGGATTTGATTATGTCGAATTAAGTTATATGAAAAATATTGCAAATGAACAATTTCCAGGATGGTCTTGGACAATTATAAAATCAGAAGCTCTTGGTGGTTCTGCGTATGTGGTACACGGAAGATTAAAGTGGTTTGATAACGGTATGTGGAGAGAAGGTGATATGGTTGCTGCACACAGAATTCAAACAAAACGTGGTGGATCAGAAAATGATTTTGTTGACATAGGTAATGACATTAAATCAGCTAACACAGACTGCATGAAGAAAGCTCTAAATGTATATATGGATATAGCAGCAGATGTTTATAGAAGTGAAGATCCAACCTTAGATGATACTCAAATAGAAAAACTTGGTAAATTAGCAAAGAAAGCAAATATTGAAGACGATATCGTACATAAAATAGTTAATGGAGATATAAATAATAATAATTATAAAGCGAGTGTCGCAAAACTAAAGAGGTTAAGCAAATGACAAGATTCGAAGCAATTGACGAAGGATTATTAACTGAAGGTATTGAATATTCTGTTGGGACAAATGATGGAAAGATATTCAATCGAGTTGTATATAAAGGAACTAAAAACTTTGGTGGAAAAACAATGATGTGTTTTGAAACTGAAAATGGTTCTCAAGTATCAATTAACCCAAGTTATAATTCATTTACTGTAGAAGAACAAGGGCAGTTTCCTATGCCTGAAGACCTAATAAAAGGAGACAAATAATGGGAAAACTAACAATAGCTGAAACTGAAGCTCTTCAGGAGGCTGGAGTACTTTCAACAGAAGCAGTCAAAGAAATGCAGGATAAAGGATTGGTTTCCACCAGACGAAGGAGTTCTCGTAGATACATGAAGACTTCTAATGGAAATCTCGTATCCCCTCAACTGTATTTTCAAGGTATTGGAACAGATGAATACAGCGAAGAAATGTCTGAGCTGAAAGAGAAGTTCAATACTTTGGTGACAAAATATACTACCACTAACACACCCACAAAATCATAAGGAGATTAGATCAGTGATAAAACTAGCAAATACTAAATATAATGAAGAAAAGGATGGAATGATACCAATAGTACCAGGAATATACCCAGCTCATGTAGCAGGACTTGAAGGTAAAGACCTCACTACTAAAGCAGGTGAACAGAAAGTATTTAACGCTACTTTCTTAATAGCTGCTGAAGCTGGTGAAACTCAAGTGAATAAACTCGTTAAAAATGGCTCAGGTGAGTATACCCAATCGTTGAATGACGATGGTACACCAAGAGTTATATCAGCATCATTTATGACTGGTAAACGATTTAATTCTACTGGTATATGGCTCACTCCTCAACCTAAGGACGGCGAAGGCTGGAAAAATAGACGCTATAAGGAATTCTTTGAACACCTTGGCGTTGAATTTCCAACTAATAAAGCTGGAGATGTCCTTCTTGCTGAAGTCGAAGAAAATGATGTCATAGGTCAACCATGTTTTGTTAAATTAAATAGAGAACATTATGTAAGAGATGGTGAAGAACGATGGGTTTGGAAAGCGTTTGACGTTTTCCCATGGAATGACGGAGATAAATTATCCCAAGACGAAGTTAAGGACGATTTACCCTTCTAACATACCGCATCCTAGAAAAAGAGAGAGTTATGGCTAAAACCACTGTACCATTAATATTGCCTGAGAGCAATAACGTGGTCTCTCTCTTTTTTGAAATTTTTTTAAATTAGGGAGTATAAAAAAGATGATGGCTAGTGAAAACGAGCAGGAATTTTGGTTGGCAAACTAAAGATACTTCCTAAAATATAAGGGGGAAGTTTGTTTTAATTTCCTTTGGGATCAAAATCAACCTTGAATAGGTTGTTCTTCCCCCTTTAAATACAAGGAGAGTATCATGAGATATTACTGGGAAGCACTGTTTAGTGTAGAATATTTCCCATATTGGGAATTTACTATGATAATGATGTTATGTTTTCAGCTAATTATGTTATGGAGATTACATAGAATAGAATATAAAATAGATGAAGAAGAAGAGACTGTAAAAGATATATTAAAAGAACTAATAGAACAAATTGAACCAAGATTATGAGGCTAACGCCTAAAAAAATAAAGAAATTAGTAGCGAAAGCTTTAAAAGATAAACCAATATGGAAAGCAGCTAAAGGTTATAAATATTTAGAAGATTGTGAAAATGGAACTGTGTTTATAACACAGGGAAGAATAAAAGGAATACTAATTGAATGTAATGTAAATGCTAAAGTAATTATTCTTGATGCTCCATTAGCTGAGAGTGATAAGACACTTCTTGGGACAAAAATAATAGCATCAACAACAGAGATCAAACAACTATAGGAGGAAATTATGGTTGAAGGATTAATTAAAATATGTGGAAGTTTATTTATTGGCGGTATAGGACTTGGACTGATTGCAGGAAGCTTGATAATAATTGTAGTTACATTACAGTCTATAAAAGAAAGATTTTTAGATTAATGCCTACTCCTTTTGCGTGTCATTGGTGTGATAAAACCACAATGAATAAAACTGGAATATGTATCAATTGTGAACAAAAATATGAAGAAGGTAATAAAGAAATAGCAGAATCTGTAAGAGAACTTGAATCTAGAATATCATGGCTAGAAAAAGGATTAAAATTAATAATAAAATTAGCAAATAATGATGAAAATGAATTGGTAATGACAGCACAAGCAACATTAGATGGAGAACCAACTACAGCTGATGAATATAATGATGAAAGAACAAACTAGTCTACTGGAAAAAAATATAAAAGATAGGAGTCAAAATGAGTATTACAGCTTCATCACAAGATAAGAGACCAGCATTAGCATTTGATAATCAAACAGAGGTTGAATTTCTATTAACAGCATTAGAATTGTATAAGCAAGGTCACATTTTAGAAAAATATAAGACAAATTGGAGTCAATTAGAGAATATTATAGTAGAATTAAAGAAATGTTTTGAAATGTTTAAACCTAAAGAAGATGCAATTGCTTACCAGAAAAAACCAGCTGAAACAAGAAAAGAATACATAAAGAAAATACAGGGAACAGAACATTTGAAAAAATAAAACCCAAAAGGAGGCACTTATGGGAAAAATGTCAAGGATTTCATATTTATGTGAGACTGATAATATGAAGGAACTTATAGAGGAGGTTGGAACTGAATTGGCTCATGGGTTTATGTTGGCACATAAAGAAATGAGATCAACAAGAAATGATCCAGCATTCACTGCAGGATATCGTCAACTACGTCAGACATTTAGTAAATTGAATGAGATAACAGATGAAATGCAAGAAAAATATCGGAACGAAGAATCTCAGAAGAAGAATACTATTGACTCAATAAAAGCAACAACTCAAGTAATAAAGATGACACCTGAGTATAAAGTAGGTAGAAGAATAGTCTTTGGCGAAGAGACAGAAGTAAGTATTGATTATAGAGATGCTATATCAGATATAGAAGCTCAGGATAGTTATAAAGATGACATGGCTTAAAACTCAAATAGGATTACAAATGGCACAAATAATTGTAAAATATGTACCAAAAATAGTTGTATGCTTAGAAGAAATAGCTAAAGAATTAAGAATTAGTAATGAAAGAAATAAAACATACTATGATACTCTATGAAATGTCCTGCCTGTGGATATAATGAGGAAGCAAAATACAATCCATCGAAGAAAATTCAAGAATTAAGAAGTAAAAGATCGAAATTCACTAAAAAATTACTGCGTAGAGTAATTAATTTCATACAAACAAACATTCCTAGTGATAATAACATAAGAAGTGAATATTATTTCTATCAATCAATATCAAAAATAGATGATAAAACTGTTGACTGGGCTATTTTAAGATATTTGGAAAATAAAAAACCTATCTTTGATGGTAAAGGATTCAAATATTTGGCTGCTGTGATTAATAATCATCACAAAAATAGAGATACAGTCAGTAAAAATGAACGACTAATGAGAGGAAAGCCCCCATCAGTAGTCATAATGGAGGAAGATTAATGTTATCAAGTACACTATTTCCAGTAAAAGAGATACCAGCAGTTTTCACAAATGATAATATATGGAATAAAAATACTGGTCATAAATTCATAGTAAGAGAAGACACAGAACAAGTACTTAGTTGTATGACAGATGAATATAGAATGGTTACAAATAAAGAGCTAACAGATGTCGCTACACCAATATTAGAAAAACATAATGCTGTACTCACAGAAGCTATATCATTAGGAGATGGTCAGAAAACTGTATATAAATGGAAAATCCCAGGTATTAAAATAAAAATTGCTGAAGATGATATAATGAATCCAGAGATTATAATAAAGAATAGTTATGATGGCAGCTTACAAGTTCATATACTTGCTGGAGCTTTTAGATTAGTGTGCAGTAATGGTATGATAATAGGTGTAACACTTGGACATAAAAACTATAAACACAATATAAATAATATAAATCTGAATCATATGGATGAAGCTATAGAAAAAACAATAGATCATAGTATAGAAGTTGGAAGTGAATTTGAATTTTTAGTAAATACTGTATTAGATGACAGAGATATTGTGAGATTGGTAGAATTATTTCCAAGTCAAATGAGTGAATTCTTAGTTCAATATTTAATAGCTAATAGACCATCAGATTATTGGGGATTATTAAATGCAGCTACTTTCTTAGCTACTCATCATATGAAAAGACATTACCAGTCAACACACAATTTAGAAACCAAGATATTTCCTAATATCAAAAAATGGGCAGATAAAGCTGCTCAAGCATAATAACCTGGGTGAGTAATTTTACTTGGAGTTTAGCAGACATTGGTACTTGTGGTTTCGCATATAAAGGTCAGCCCTTTATCTCCAACCCTCACCTACAATGCAAAGCAAAGTTGCTCACCCACTTTTAAGGAGGAAAATAATGAAATATTCAATGGATATTACTGGAGATTATAATGCCTGATCCTAGATGGTTTGAATGTCCTGTGCTAATTCCATATATGGGTGGAAAATTTGAGTTAAGTAGAAAATTAATACCAATGATACCTCCCCATTTTAGATATATAGAAGTATTTTTAGGTGGTGGGAGTATGTTTTTCAGAAAGAAGAAAGCTAAACTTAATGTATTGAATGACAAACATAATGATTTAATAAATTTATATTTGACAGTAATGGAATATTATGAAATATTCATGAAACATTGTGAATCTTTATTAAAAAGTAGATTATTATATAATTCATTTAAAGAAGACTTGAAGAAAGAGATTAACTATTACGATATGCCTGATCCAAAAAGAGCAGCAAAATACTTCTATATTATAAAGAATGCCTTTAATGTAAATTTCCATAACCCTATAGCTAAAGAATCAGAGTGGAACGAGAAAATGTGGAATTGTTTATCAGCAAGTAAGCAAAAATTACAAGATACCATGATAGAGAATGTAGATTTTAGGGATTTACTCAAAAAATACCCAGTAAGAGATGATGATTTTTGGTATTTTGACCCCCCATATGTTATAGCTGGTGAAAGAGGTGATTACTATGTACATTCATTAACTGAGAAAGATCATTTAGATTTATCTGTAATGGCTGATACTATCAATGATGAGAATGGAAAATTCATGATTTCGTATGATGACCACAGATTAGTACATGAACTATATGATAAATATATAATAACGGAGATACCAGTAAAATATAGCGGACAGTTGCATGGTAAGGATTACAAAAATGAGTTGGTTATAACCAATTTTAAACCAGTCAATTATCAATTAACCATTTTATAGGAGAATAAATGGAAGATAGAATAAAAATATATCCACATTCTGAAGATTCTGAAGAAGCTGTACTTGGTTGTATAATTCAAGGAGGCGGAAGTGTCTTTGAAAAAGCGAATGCTTGGATAAGGGAAGAAGAAGCCTTCTATTATGATAAAAATAAGGTATTATGGAATATAATACATAAAATGCACAGAGATGGTGAAGATATTGATATGATTACTGTAGCTGATAAGGTAAAAAATAAAAATAAAATGGATGAAACAACTGGATTAACACTATACTATATTACTGGTCTTCCAGAAAGTATACCAACAATAGCTAATGTAGAAACATATTCAAAAATAATTTGGGAAAAATATATTAAAAGAGAAGCTATAAAATCATCATATAAATTATACAATTCAAGTTTTGAAAAACAGGATGAAAGTGTTGAAGCGTTATTATATCATCATTCAAAATTAATTAATGAACTCTTAGAAATAGCACCAAGCAGAAAGAAAGAAATTAGTGCTACTATTAACGAAACTGTAGAAACTTTAAGAACTGGTAAAAATATTATAAAATTTGGATACCCGCAGCTAGATAACATAGCAGGAGGAATGACTCGTAAAGAGCTTACAGTCATAGGAGGACGACCTGGACATGGAAAGACGACCTTAACATTGAATATCGTAACCAGTTTGTTAAAACAAGGATACAGAGTAATGCTATTTAACAGAGAAATGAGCAATGTTGAAGTAATTAAGAAGTTTATGATAATGAAAAGCAGAGATTTGAATTACAGACATTTAAGAACAGGCAATATAGATGAAGGCAGGATGCAAATAATAGAACTTCTTGTTGATGAATTAAAAGATCAGCTTCAAAATCTTATAATGTATGATGACATTAGAAATCTTGATGATGCTATGCGAGAAATACAAAGAGAAAAACCAGATGTTGTAGTTGATGATTATATTCAATTAATTAAAGTTGACAATCGTCAACATAAAGATAGAAGATTTGAAATTGAAGATATATTAACAGAATATAAATGGGTATGTAAAAAAGAAGATTGTGCTGCTATACTTGTATCTCAATTAAATAGAGAAATCGAAAAGAGAATTGAACCTAGACCTAGATTAGCAGATTTTGCAGAAAGTGGAACAATAGAACAAACAGCAGAAACAGCATTGTTATTATTTTATGGATATAATTTTAATGATGATAAATATGATGGATATGAAATAGAAATTATATGTGATAAAGCAAGATATGGCAAGATAGGAACATATGTAATGGGATTTAGTGGGAACAAATGCAAATTCTATGCAAAACCTGATGATGCAAGAAAAGAGATGAGAGATGATAAAAATAGAAACAAAGTTAAAATTGACAGCGACAGAATACTGTCAGATGTGCAAGAAGCTTTCTAGTGCAAAATTTATTTATAGATATCACTCACAATTAAGCGATACAAAACTTAATATATGTTATAAATGTGCAATAAGGGAATATTATGGAACAAAATACACACTATCAAAAAAGTGGAAAAAAGATAAAGAAGATGGAAAACTGTTTGGAAGAGATAATAATAGGAATTGATCCAGGGAAATCTGGAGGAATAGCTTGGATAGATGAAAATGTAGCAATATTCGCACAGAACTGCCCAGATGATGTAGATAAGATGACTAGTCTAATAAAGGAAATTACAAATAAAAAGAAATGTGTCTGTTATTTAGAAGCAGTTCATGCTTTTCCAACAGACGGGAGAAGTTCAGCGTTTAAATTTGGAATGAATTTTGGAATCTGGCAAGGTATACTAAGTTCTTTCAATGTAAAAGTTGTTCTTGTAACTCCCCAGAAATGGCAAAAACGCTTAGGTAAATTGCCTAAGATCAAAAAGGAACGAAAGAATATGATAAAACAAATAGCATCTGATATGAGTGGTTTAAAAACTACATTAAAAACAGCAGATGCAATATTACTAGCTTTGCACGGTTATGAGGAACTGTATGGATAAAATAAAAGCACCAGAAATAATAAGTGTAGTAGCCAAAGGAGATGATTACTTAGGAATTTCAATGATAAAAGTAATTTCTGATCATGAATGTCAAACAGAACTTAGAATAAGAACATTTCCAATTTCTTTTGAATTATCATATGTAAACAAAAGATATGTAAGAGTAGGAGTACGATTATTTAAATTCCTTATAGGACTGGAATTTGACTATGCCCCAGCTTAATTATAATAAATATGATACAGAGTTTCTTGAAGAAATATTAACTGCTGTAAAAAAAGTAAAGTTAATTACAGATTCATTAATAAGGACCTTAGAGAATCTTAAGAGAACCCTTAATCCTCAAAACTCTCATAAGCTCCGTAGACACCCCTAATCATCATACCGAGGAGGACGGGTAGAAAGAAAAAGCCAATTGAATTGGTCATATCGTTCCTCTCGTCCTCGTCATCTAATCCCATCATAAACATAGAACTCCATACTATACTTCTCATTGCTAATCCTATCATTGGATTTTCTGCTCCTCTAAATAATGAATAAATTGGCAGAGTAGGTGCTAAAGCTCGTATCCCTTGTCCTAAAAAGGGAATTGAACCAATAGTTGAAGCCAATACAGATGCTATACCCCTTGTTCCTATCCATCGTGCCATCATTATTGCTTCATGGTCTATATCGGGGTCAGCAGGATCATATGTTTTTCCTTTTTTCCAAAAATTACTTGTAGAATATGACACTGCTTTTATTATTCTTCCAAATCCATCGCCCATGCCATAGTTACCATCCATAAAAGTCAACATTACTTGACCATCATGTATCATTTGCAGAGTGGGATATTGTTTATATTGCCATAATGCTCGTCCAAATCCATTAAACCCCTCGCCTAGATAAGGAGGAGTCATACCAAATTGTGTATAATATACTGCGTTCCTCGCTATTCTTACGGCTAATGGACTTTGCCAATTTTTTTTCCAATTATCTGATCCTCCTAATAGACCTGTTTTCTCTGCGTGTATAAGACCCATAATTGCTGTGAGAGTCCTTAGTCTATTCTCACTCTCTGTAAATGTAAATAAATCTTTTCCAGGTCCACCAGCTTCATCAAACCACCAAGATAGTTTCCAGCTAACCATTTGTTTAAGTTTAGTGTCAGCAACCTTTGTAAGAAGTTCTCTGAAAGCTTTTTCTACTACTGCTTTACTTTCATTTTCTTTCAAAGTAAAAACATCATACAGTTGACCTCTTTTTTTTCTTAATTCTGTATCACCTATTCCTTTTCTTAATTCATTAATAGTCCTTAATCTTATGATTTCTTCTCTTGTTTCACCTCCAGAAGCTTTTATTAATTGATATAAAAAATTGTCAATTTCATCTGTACCATTTTCAACAAAGTTTTCTCTACCTGCTAATAATAATCTGCCAAATTTTACCATGTTAATAGTGGGTATTGGAACACCAGCAGCATTTACTAATCCTGCATCATTCCATTTAGAACTCCCATCTTTTAACATAATATCAGTAAACATTGTCATAACATTAAGAATACCAGTGTTTCTTATAATTTTTTTATACTCATCTGGATTACCTTGATATCTTGAATAAGCCTCACCAGCAATTTTCCAGCCTACTCTCATAATTTGGTTTACAATTTGTGCTGAATTACCAAGAGCAGAACTCCCTCCTAAAAACATCATAGATGCAGGAGCAGTTAGCCATTTAGTTAGTCTTTCTGCTGACCTTGCATCATGAACAACTCCACCAAGAACCCATGAAGGCAAACCATTTAATGTTTCAGATGATTTCTCATAGCTGGTTTCTTTACCAGTGATTGTCATAGCTCTTGATGTTGGATCACCAAATCCTATTTTAACTCTATTAATTATATAATCTAATGAACCTTGTGGAATATTTTTATCAACTCTTGTCATTTTATATATAGCGTTCATTAATTCAATCATAATTTCATTTTTGTGAAGAGTATTGTATGACTGTTCAAAATAATCCTGATGTACGCCTCCATCTTTTCTGCGCATCATAGGATTAGTCCAAGATGTTATATGCTTCATACTCTTTAATGCATTCAAGTCATTCAGAGAACCCATGTCAACATCTAACCCTTTATTATAATCTTCTAACATTTTTGATAAATGTGCAAGTCCTTCATTAAGATTTTCTAATCTGGAGCCTCCATATTCATCCGCTTCTTCTAAATCTTTTTTGGACACTCCATTATTATCCTCATATTCTTCAATCTTTTCTTTCAATTCATTAATTGCAGCTGGTATCTGTACAACAAAAATATTCTCTCTATGATACATCTGAGGAAAATAGTTTTCTTTTTTATCTTTAGCATATGTTGTAGATGTTACAACTCTGCCATCATCATTTACTCTTATATATTCATTAATACCTACCTTCTTTAATTGGTCTGATAACCAAATAGCTGCATCATCAGGGGAATCCCCCATTCCTTTTATTCTCCAATTAATAATAGTTTGGTTAAGATTGGCTCTCTTCTCCATACTAGCTTTATTCTTTATTCGCAAATCCCTGTATGCATCAGCATAACTGTCCCTAATTTTTGCCAGAGCTGTCCAAATCATATCCATAGCTTTTTCGTGAGGCTGTTTTTCCATATATTGAAAATCAACCCAATTCTTTTTTGCACTTCCTTTAACTTCTTCATCTAGATATACAGGTGTTTCTGTATCAATATCTTTTGCTGTTCCGTCTGCTAATACAATAGATTTTTTGTTTTTATATGTATGTTTCCCAAAATTCTCATTTCTCTCTGCCCTGTAAAACCCTCTTTTCATAACATCATCTAATTCTACTTGGTTATAACTATATTGTATATCAATTATCTCTTCTTCTTCTGTTAACTGTCTTGTTTTACCAAGAAAATTTATTTTGTCTCCAAATTTATTTACCCCAGACAATTCTTGTTTTTTATTAACTAGATAAGCATTATAAGTTTCAGCTTTAATCTCACCATCGATTTCGTGTTCACCCTCGCCTTGTTTAATCATTATATAAGTATATTCCCACGGAGTCGTATAGCCCAATTCCTCATCATAAACATCAACTCTAATTGAATGCATCCCAGGAACTTTCTGCCCAGCGTCCTCTCTTTCTTTTTCTCGGTATGCTACATCAAGTATTCTTCTGACCTTTCTCATGTCACTCTCACTAGCATTCTCAAGTAACTGGGGAACAATTAATCTCGTTTGACCATTACCAAGTTCATCCATCAACTCATCTCTATACATCTGTACAACCCTAGCATCAACACCTTGTTTATTTGTTTCAAGATCGTCTTCGGGCAAATATTTTCTAACACCATCATTCGCATCATCTAAAGTAACCACATATACAATACCCTCATCAACAGTTTCTCTTCTTTCATGTATTGTAACTGCTCCGTATGTGTTGCTATGAAGACCAGTTATTCCTCCCATACTTGAAGCAGTGATATTAAACCCAGATATACTATCTTTTATTAAACTCTCTAAGTTATTGGTTAAATCATTTCTAGCATTAGTAATGGGGTCTAAAAATCTAGATGATTCTTGAATGTTCCTATCTCCCATTGTTAATATTTTCTCAACAAGCTGACCTAAGAATCCAAATTTATCAAAATGGGAAACAATAATTTCAGGAGGGGAGAGAAAAATTGCAGTTTTTTGTAATTTATCCTTTTTAACTAACTGTTCTCTCTTATTTTCAACTCTGTTAACAAGAGTTCTTAATGCTTTTATTTTTCTAGAACCCTGCATAATTGTCATTGGATTTATTTCACCTCTAAGTCTCCTTGCAAAGATTGATCTCCATGAATTTGTTATTTCTTCAGGGTTTGCTAAATGCAAATTATAATTAGCCTCCTTACCAGTTTTCATCGTGTATGCAATCATTTGGTCTCTTAATTTTTTATGTTCAATATATCTGGCTGTCTCTAAATCATATTTTTTCTTATTAGTTGTTGATGGATTTTTTTTATAAGCAGCCTGAGCTTTCCTCATCAAACTTTTCGTAGGACGACCAATGAGGTAAGTTATGGCATTAATTACCTGATACTTAAAAAAGGTTTCAGTTTGAGCCATATCATCTGTGGCTGCTTGTATTACTGAACATACACTAGGCATATTTTAACACTCTCCCTTTTTAATATTATCGTTCCGTTTCTTATGGTCTTTTCTCATTTGAGTTACACTCTTCTTTAAATCAGTTCTATAAATAAGTGCGCCTCCAGCTTTTCCACCTTTTCTAATATCCCTAGCACCAGCCCTTTGTTTCTTTGGGAGTGCAATTATTTCTCTTAAATGTCTTTCAAACATAGGTAGATAAATGTCCATAATCTTATCACTCATTAAATTTGGTGGTAAAAGTTTAAGTATATTAACATGACCCTGTCTACTCCCTAAAAATTCAAGTGTTGTCCAAGCTTGAGCCTCTGGCGTAAGAGAAAGAAATTGTTCAATAAACAAATCAGTAAAATCAATAAAGGATTTATTTGTGTCGGCTTGTACTGCCTTCATATCCTTTGTATGATCCATTAAATATTCCCATATGTTTGCAAAACTTAAATCTTTTTTTGTACCTTTAACCTCATCTGTAATACCTTTAACAGTCTCTTGTAAATTATCAGCAAGTCCTGGCATCCAAGAAATTTTAGTTTTATATATGAATTCATAAGCGTCAGTAAACGCACCATCTTCATTTTGAGCAGCTTTTGTCATTAAATCTTCAATAGAGTTCAAACCCCACAACTCTTGCATAGCAAGTATATGAGCCCCTGCTTTGGCAACATCATCAGTAAGCATCTTATTGAAAGAACTTGATTTTATTTTAGGACCAAGCATCAATAACAATGATTCCATTGGTGTAATATGATTCTTTATTTTGATAGTAACATCAGCTACATGATGTCCTTGATAACCTTTTCTACCATACTCAGTTTGCCAATTTGATTCTGAAATTTCATGAGATATAGCCTTCCCAAATTCTTCTGCATATTTTTTATCGCTTCTTGTCCCCCTTACAATACCATTTTCATCCCCCAGCATTTCATTATCTTTCATTGGTCTAGTATTATGCATTTTATGTAAACCTTCACTCATGCTAAGATTGATATCAAAGTCTGTACTAAGTCCACTTCTTGTTCTACCAGCTCTTTGCCTACTAAGATTTTGAGCTGCATAGAGCTTTGCAAGAAAATCTAAGTCTTTTGGACTAAATACATCAGTACCATTATTTTGAAAAATTCTTGAAAGCATAAATCTGAAATTAGACATTTTAGCCTCAGCTACAATTTGCCCAAGGAATGGGAATTTATTTCCATCAACTGCCATTTGAAACAATACTGACATTTCATGTCCTTTTGTTGTTTTAAGATGCCATGTTTCATCATCGGCAGGTAACACTTCTTCTATATGATATTTGGTTACCCCTTTTGTTATATCAACAGTTTTATTTGTTGGCTTACCATCTTTATATACAACTATTGTATCTCCATTCTCAGATATAATCCCCAATTCTTCACTAGTCAGTTGATAAGGATCAATTTTAATATAGTCCATAACAACTTCTGACAATGGGTCTGCTGCTGTTAATGTATATTTGTCCTTACCCTTACCAATCTCTATACTCAAATCTTTACTAAACAACTGAGCCATAATAGTTCTTCCATTCATCATAACACCAGTAGCACCATCATTTTTACTATTTCTATGCACTTCAGTAGCAATATCATCTCTTGATAAAACAGTTGAGTTTTCAGTATTAGTTGGGTCATCAATTCTTTTTCCAAAAGGCTTTAATGAAACAATATTGTCTACCTTTTTAAACATTTCACTATTTTGCCATGACAACATAGCATCTATTTCTGTTTTACCTATAAATTCCAAAGCACCTTTGTCTCCATCCCAATCACCATCCAAAATATTCTTAACATCCTCTTTAGACATGATTGTTGTTTGACCAAGACCTTCTTCAAGAGCTTGTACTCTCCTCACTACTGGACCAGTTACTTTAGCAATTGGATTTCTATGTATTAACATATGAACATCATGTGTCTCAAGATATTGATTTATAGATTTAAGCTTCTCATGTTTTGTTAAGCTATCCCACGTTGCTATGTCATCCTTATTCATCCCTTCTTTAATCAAATTTGCAATTTTCTTAAACGCCATTTTATTATCTGCTGATAGAATAATATTATCTTTCATCAAATGATGATGTTTGGAATTACTCTTATTTCTTGCTGGTTTGAGATATAAAACCGTACCCTCTCCTTTATATCCTCTGGCTTTATTAATACCATCCTTTATAAGCTTACTATTAAGAACTGGTAGAATATGAGTAATAAGGGCTGGATGAAAGATTCCCAGACCACCTTCTCCTAGTCTTTTTACCCATTTTTGTAGATCATCTGGTATTTCACCAGCTTTGTCTGCTTTCCTTATAAAATCTGCTAACAGCTTGGGGTTTTCATAGTAGCTTTTCATCTGTTCAGTGTAATGGTTCACAATATCTACATATCTACCGCGCATCGTCTTTAAGAGGGCTTTTACCTCGTCAGAAGTGTATCCTAAGGACAACAACATCTCACCCACAGCGATAGGATATGATGCACTCCACTTACTTTTATCCATAACCTGTGTTACTTTAATAGATGTAGCTTTTATAGTGTGGGTTTTATAGAAACCATTATCATAATCAGTCTCTTGCCCACCAAAAGCATCAGCCTTCTGTTTGGCACTTGCATACTTCCCAAATGTCATCTTAGCCTCATTAGGAGATGCTATCATGTCAAATTCTTTTTCATTTTTAACGTCATAAAAATATGTTAGTCTATTTGAATCTTCTCTAACTTCTGCAAATAGTTCTCCATTTTTATAAAATTTCATTCCCTTATAAACTGCAAACATCATATGTTTCATTCCGATGTAGCCCTCGACCTCCCCAGTCCCTGCATTAACATCTCTTTGCCTAATAAAAGTTTTTAACTGCTGTAATACATTATAACCAAGAGAACCACCGACTTTGCTTAAATATCTGGTACCAGTATAAGAAGCACCATCAACTTCGCCATATGTTAGGGAATCTGCATTAATCTCTTCATCTATTAACCTATGATTGCCATTGCTGTCTAATACCCAATCACCATTTTCATCTCTTTCCCATACTTTTCCACCAATCTGAACATCCTCATCTATAATCATCACTTCCATATCACCAGCTTCTGTGGGACTTGGACCTTCTGCCAGATTGATACTTAACCTAATCATTGAATCACCAGCACTCTTCTCATACATAAAATAATCTGGTGTCCTCACATTCTGCCACCATCTAAGTTGAGCAAGAGATTGTGACATCTCTACCATATCTGTAAAGTCTTTATGATTCATTTCCTCGTAAAGAGTATCAAAAAATGCATTAATAGAGCCTAATTCATCAATTTTCTCTCTTGCATACTCGTTAAAGCTAGTAGCAGTCACCAAGCGATTTTTACTGTTCTTTAATGTTTCATAATTTGAGTCTTTCCTAAGAATTTTAGCATGGTCTTTATTTATATTGTTAAAACTAAGTTCATCTTCTATAATCTGATTAAATGCTTCTGGAGTCAATGTATGAGGCATATTCCGCACATTTGTAGAGATAATTGCTGCATTATCACCAAGCTTAGAACCTATAATACTGAGAAGAGTACCTCTCTTATCCATCTTCTCTAAATCTTCTAATATTATTTTAATATTTTCCTTCTCTGTTAAGCCTGCTTCAGCCCTTGCCATAGCCCTAGCTTTAATTCCTAATACTTGCCTCTCAAATTTTCTCTTATATTCAAGACCAGCCTTCCTCTGTAGAAATCCTAAAAAGCCTAAACTCATTTCTGGAGCAGATGATTTATGGAAAACTTTTTTATCTTTCTTTCTTACTAATCTTTTAGTAATCTGTTTTAAGGGAAGTATCATGGCTCTTGAATCATGCGTTCCATTTATATAGTCATCTTCAATAAAATTTCTAACTTGATATTCAGGAAATTCCTTTTCATTTACCTTATCATATGTTCCAGCAGGTTGCATACCAGCTGAGTTTCCCTCCGCAGTGTCTTCATCATAATTTAAAGTAATTTCAAGGTAGGCTCTTGTATCTCTTCCCTGAGCGGCAGGATTAGTCCTACTAAATCTTTTAATCCTTGATTGTATCCTACTCCACTCATTTTTCATCTTATTCTTTTGATCGTCAGTCAGTTCCGCTTGAGACTTGACATTCTCATCACCAATAAAATTCCTTTCAGCAGCCATTTCAGCTGCCCACTCAAAAAGGGCATCCTCATATTCTTGATATGTTTTATATTTATCAGCTAAATCCATCATTATAGGATAATCAAATTTGTTATTGATATAAATACCAAGAACTTCATGGTGGAAATGAGTTAATTTGATACCACTAGGAATAGTTGTTTGCTTTGCACCTGGAGCATCAGATTCATCTTCAGTAGTCCCTTCTTCGTCATTCTCTTCAGTTGACTCATTTTCATCTTGATATCCAATCCACTGGTCTCCAACAGTTACATCTATTCCAAGATACCTTCCTTGATAAAATTCCTCAGCTATGAATTGTAAAACTTCATCTTGATTTTGAGGCTCAATCTTAAACATCCTTTTTAATCTTGCTACCATTTGTTTCAAAAAGACTTTAACTGTATTAAGAAACTTTTTATCTCTAATCCTCTTCATATAGTAATCTGCTATAGCCTGAACCAAAGCTTCTTCAGTCTTGAATTGCTTAAGAGCAAGTTTAATGATCTTTTCATTTCTAAGTAGTTTAACATATATATGAGCATATTCATGTGGGAGTGTATCAAGTTTTCCCTTATCCAGTGACCATGCTACAAGAGCCTCCGTTGCATAACCAATTTTATTTCTTCCATATACCTTTATAAGACCTTCAAAAGTTTTCACATCTACATAAGGAAAATGTTTTTGTAGCCTTGATAGAATTTTATCCATAAGTATTTTATCTTCAGATGCCAACTTCTCGTTACTATCCATTTCATCTTGATAATCAAAGTTATCTGTGGGTCTATTGAAATCTTGATCTCCCGCGTCTTCCATAAGTTTTTGAGATTCATAATCTTGACTAAATTCTTCACTATTATAATAAGCTAATTCTGCCTTGGTCATATCTGCTTCATTGGCTTTTTCACCAGCAAGACGTTTCTTGACAAACTCTGTTTTCTGCTTATCAGATAAGCCTTTTTTCTCCGTAACCGCCTTTTTAGGTGCTGTTTTTTTCTTTGTAGAGGGTGCTACCCTACCTTTACCCTCAATTGTTTTCCTGGATTGAGCCTTTTTAGTCCCTGTTTCTTGTTTAGCCTTAGCTGCCCTTAGTAATTCTACCCTGTCTCTCTTTTTCTGTATAGGAGGTGAATTTGATTCTTCAATATCCAGTAATGACTCTTCAAGTGCATCGTCAAAAATAAGATTATCACTGAGTTCTTTCTCTTCAGCCTTTAATCTCTTATTCTCTTCCAGACGAGTCTCAGTAACTCCAGCTTTTTCTCTTGCTCCCCTATTCCTGTCACCTCCAACTAAAATTGCCAAAGTATTAAAAATGGCTTTCTCAGTTTTTTCTAATTCAGCATCAGTAACACTTTCTTTGTCAGAATGCTGATCTGAAGCAGTTAATTTAATTAAAGCTTCTAGTCTCCTTCTTAAAGCTTGTTTAGTCCCTCCAGTTTTTTGGTCTTTTCCCTTTAATATCTTTTTCAATTCTTTAACAGAAAGGTCAGATACTTGTTGAGGAATCCCTGTAACGTCATCAAATGTATCTGGTGTTTGTACTTGGTCTGTTTCTCCAGTTTTTTGTACATCTTTCTTTGCTGGAGCTTTAATTGATTTATTTAATTCTTTAAAAAATTGTATCTTTGCATCAACGGAAGGCATATATATCATATTTTCTTCTGCAAATGCTTTTTCACGATCTGATTTAGATGCAAAATCTTTTTCTATAATATTTTTATACTGAACTATAGTATCCATTAATCTATTAGCTCTATCAGCTGGCATCAATTTTAAAATATCCTCAACAACGTTATCAGGTGCAGATGATATATATCCAACAACTACATCATCACTAACATTTGCAATTCTTGCTTTCTGAATATCTTCTGGTGATTTAAAAAATTCTTTCATAACAGAAGTAATTCTCTTCTCTGCTTTTACTTCAGCTGGAGCTTCTTTCTTCTCTGCCTCTATTTCTGCGATAAGACTTTTAGTCTTCCCAGGCGTTGTGGGTTTTACTGCTTGAACTGGTTGAGGCATTGCAGCTTTAATTATTTTTTTGATTTTTTCAATATTCGCTGCTGATTTACTTACTGCTCCACTTGGTGTTGTAGGAAGCTGGTCTTTTACACCTAATTCTTTAGCCTTAGCAAGTAACTGAGAAGGAGTCATCTTATCCACATCAGACTGTGCCTTTGTTTCAACTACCTTATCTCCAACCTTTACTCTATCTGTCTCCTCGTATGTTGTGTCATACTTTTTCTCATATTGTGTTTGATATGTTTTACCACCTATACCAACGATTTTTAAATGATCTGTCTGTCTTTCTTTGCCCTTATAGAGTGTTTTATGTATCCATATTTGATCTTTTGCCTTTTGTTCAGCTGGGTTAACAGAAAGTTCTCCCTCTGAATTAAGTTCAATTAGTCTTATACTTGTTTCAGAAACTGCAACAACAGCATATGTCTTATCTTTTCCTATCGCCTCTAAAGCTTTTTGATTTTTTTTATTTGATATTGTTGATGGGTCAATGTTTAATTGTACACGCTGACCTTTCTTGTAATTACCTTGAGGATCATTAATTACTGTACCAGCTTCATGCTCTGCAATTATCTTCTCATTTTTCTCTGTTATTTGAACATTTTCTGCAGCTACACCCTTATCAAATGCGGATATAACTTTTTGTACTGCTGGTCCACCAGTTTCAGCACTCGGTATAACCCCAGGTGCTGATCCACCAGCTTTCCCTTCGGGAGTGGCTTGAAAATCTGCAAGAACTGCATCTACCATCTCTGGGGACATAACTACATCAAACCAAGCCTTCTCAGCATCAGACATTTTGGGTTTTTTACCCGCCTCCGCTGCATCAATAAGCTCATTCTTTCTAGCCTCAGTAATGCTTTTTTCAAGTTGTTTAAATGTTGGTTTAGTGTCTAGCGTTGGGGGTACGACCAAAAAGTCGAGATCAGAAGGTTCTTGCTCTGCAAATTCGGGCATGGATAATGTAGGATCTTTTATAATCTCACTAAGCATCCCCTCTTGTGCAACTGTTTCCGAATCAATAAATTTTCCAGTCGATACAAAATGAGAAATAAAAGCTCGTAATTCAGCTTCCCCAGAGGCTTCATCTAAACCAGCTTCTTCAATGAAAACCTTCTTTACTTCAGCTAAGAGTATATCTTTATTTAGATGATTATATAGATCATTTACAGAGTCTGCGTTGTTCCCAAGAACATATAGTATTTTCTTACCTATATTTCCTATTCTGTCTTCAGCAAATTGCATCCTTTCTCCCATTTCATCGCCTTGTTTTATATCACTGAGAGTATCATCCATTAAATCTGGGTCAAAAAGAGCAGATAAATAACCACCAAATTTCCCAGGTTCTGCTACTTGTTTTGTGTCAGTTTCATCAGCATCTTGAAGTTCTGCAATCTCCTCTTGAGAAATTTTAGATGCTTGAGTTGATGTAGCTGCGCCAAATGGGAAACCAAGAACACCAGTTGTTGCACCAGCAAAACCCTCTTCCCAAACTGCTGGGTTGTCCCAAGTTTTCTTAAACGCTTCCTGCAAAGCCCCCTTAACAGACATTTGATCCTCACCAAAGCCTAATCGCATACCTTCATTAATTGTATTTTGAGTATATGCCTGTAACCACTCAGTTGAACCCTCAAGTAAAGTACCTTCTATTGTTTTAGAGAAACCTGCCAGCATCCTTGTCCCGCCTCTTATTAGCGTTCCCTTATCCATACCACTCATAACTAAACGCTTGGCAATAGACGTTCTTAAAGCATCTGTTGACGCTTTTCTACCAATTCCAACTAATCTTAAATAATGCTGTGCACCAATTTTTTCAAGCATAGAAGCAACAGCACCATAACCAACAGCAGTCATTTGTGCATATCCCCTAGCATCTTCGGGGTCCATCCCCAATTCATCTACTAAAGTAGCCATAGCCTCATTATACTGTGCCCCAGATTCCATAGCAAACATTGGAGCAAGAGATGCAACACTATACATTAAAGAACTCCCACCAGTTACCTTAGCGAGTCCAACACCCATAAGAGTACCAGTCATAGCCAAAGCCAAAGATGGTATAGCCTCAGATAAAGACCTCAACCCAGTATCTAAATTAGTCCATCCAGGTTCGTCTTCTTTCCAAGCAGTCAAGGCTTGAAGTTCAATATTGTCAGCTATTTTTGCCTTATATAAATTTTTATTATATTGTCTTAGGTTTTCAGCAGCCTCTATATCAGTCCATGGCATCATACCATAGAGACCAGTATTCATCTCATCCCATTGAGTCTCTAATTGATGTGCAGCTCTCTCCATAAAGTTGGGAACTTCAACAGCACCATACTGTCTATATATAGCAGCACCCTCAGTCTCGGGTTTAAATTTTAATTCTGGTTCAGCGTATTGTAGAAAACCAAATATTTTAGAGTCGTCCCAAGTTTCAAAAAACTCGGGATCAGTAGCTCTTATATCATCTATTACACTTTGTCTATCTAAAGGCATTATGTACCAGATGATACTATTTGGGCTGCTGAATCTTCATAAGCTGAAAACATCTCAAATTGTTCCCGAGTAATCTTACCTAACTCCAATGCTTTTTTATTTGACATAGAATAATGATACCATTCATCGGGTCTTGATCTCACAAAACCAGCAGCAATAAGAGCTTTATGAACTGCAGGCTTTTTCATCTCATCTGTTTGAGCTAAGTCAAAAGCTATACCCTTAGGATGTAGAGAATTCTTTGGTTGAGCAATCTTACCCTCTTTAGGAGTGCCTTTTGCAGCATCATACTGTTCCTGTTGTACACTAAGATGTCTATAAGAATCCCCAAGCTGAAGTGTTATACCT